AAGGATTTCCAGACTTCTTGCCTTTCCAACTTCTACTTGTCCAAAGTGAATTGACTTCATCAATTGTGAAAAGTCCACTTTTCCTCTTGTTATATACACCACTAATTAAATTTCTGCAAATTTCCCTAGTAGTTGGAATAACATCTCCATAATATTTTACATAAGTTAAACCAGCATCTTGCGACTTATTAAAGTTTAATGTTGCGTCAAAATCTCTTAAAGAATCGTTTAATATCTGACCAGCATACCTTTTCATGTTTTCTCCAGCCCTATCTCTAGCAAATTTAGATTGTAATGTTTGTATAGACTTATCAACTTGTGATTGTTTTGATTTATCAAACTTATTATCATTTATATAATCAACTAATCTTTGAATCTCTGGGTCATCTGAACTAGCATAAATACCATTGATAGTTTGTCTTAATTCTTTTTCTAATACTGCAAACTCACTTCCAACTAATGTATTCTGATAAACCTTTTCTGATAATCGTCTGGTAAAAGTGTTTGATACATCTTTAAACTGTGTAAAGTATTGTTGTTTAAGATTTTGTATTAATGCTTTATCGCCTTTAGTTAATTCAGAAAACTTTGCTAAATCTTCTGCTGAAAGTTTATTTCTTATTCTAGCTTTTTCTAATACTGCTTTAAATGATTTTTCAACTCTTTTAGCTTGTTTATTAAAACCTTTTCTAACAACTGTATCTGACCATTTAACATACTCTCTTTCAAGAATAGCTTTTATCTGTGGTCTAATAGCAATAGCCGCTTGTAGTTCTATTAACTTACCATCTGTTAAAGGTAATCTACTAGCAAGAGATACTACTTCTCTTTCTATTCTATCTAATGTTTTGATTAATGTTTTGTAATAATCTGCTTCGGCAAGTTCTATTTGTTTAATTCTGTAAAGTGTTGAATCTTTTACTATATCTGACATTCATTAAATTTCCTCTTGCTCTACTTCTTGATCTTCTTGTTCTGGTTCGTCTTGTGTGAATTGACCTACTTCTGATGCTTGGTCTATTTCTTCAAATATATCATTTAATTTTTCATCATCATCAATAACTGCTCTAGCAATTTCTTTATCAACTTCTTTAGCAAATGTTGATGAACCAATGTTTAATGATTTAGCTTGTTGGAAATAAACTAGATCACTTGCATAATCTCTAATGTTAAATGAATCAGGATAGTTAATCTCTCCATCAAATTCTACATTTTGAAACATAGCATATAATTTGAATAATTGTTCTTCTGCTAATTGTAAGTTATCTGCTTTTTCGGATAGTCTAGCATTAAGTAATTCAAATTCTGTTTGTAGTGCTACACCAGATGATATGTTTGTCTTTTCAGTTCTTACTGCTCCTGTATGTGCAATTCTATTTATAGATTGTACTTTGTTATTAATAGACTCCATAATAGCTTGTAAGTTTTGACCAGATGGTTGTAGTAAATAAGGTTTTAAGTTTGGTTCTAATTCATCAGGCATTTCTATTACTGCACCAGCACCAGCACTTGCATTAACACTTGGAGTTTTAACTAATGATGGGTGGTTAGTTAATCTAATTAATTGTTCCATTTCAGAGTATTCGTTATAGATAGATTTTTGCAGATCAGCTATATCAGTTAAATCTGATTGACCAATTCCTCTTTTGTGAGATTTAGAATTGTACAAAATAACTGCTGGTATTTTGCCAATCATATTAGGTACAGTATCCATCAATTTAGGTTCTTCTCTTTCAGCCATATACAAAGTATCTATTCTATCTCGATACCAAATTCTCATATATGTTCCACCATCTCTATCAACTTCTTCTCTGATTTTTAAATAGTTAAGTTCATACTTACCATTAGGCATTCTTTCATAATTCCAATCTAATACATTTTCAGGAGTTACGATTGAAACATATGGTCTTATATCCTGATCTAATTCATCTGCTTTTGTTTCTGTTTGGATATTAGGTTTATCTAAAATCATAAAACAATGACCATAGATTGACGCATAGTTTTGAGCCTGTTTAATTACAGAGTTTAAATTGTTACCCTCTAAATCAGAATCTTTTAAAAATGATTCTAAACTAGCTTCATCTTGCATAGAACCAAAATCTCTACTTGGTCTAACTCTAAATAAAAATGATGAGTAAATTTGAATAATATTTTTACAATGATTATCACATGGAGTATTAGCAAGTCTTTGATTGAACTCATTATCTAACTCTAAATTATATCTGTTAAGATATTGACCAATCATATAGTCATAGCCACCATTATATGATCTAATATAATATTCCCAATTATTAACTGTTTCTGAATAGTCTTTGTGTGTTGTTAATGCTTGATCTCTAGTGTATGCCATAAATTACTTCATTGTCCATCTTGTAGGAGAATTAAATCTTGCCTGTGTGGTTAATGGTTTTAAGTAATCAATCATGTAACCAAGTGCGTCGTTCATATGATCGAATCCATCTTCCTTATCAGGAATATTTGTATTCTCTTTGTATATTTGTCTTTGTAAACCTTTTATCAAGGTTTTGCAAGATTGTGAAACAAAAATATGTCTTTCTCCTTTAGAATCTTTAAGCCTACTATTAACTGCATTCACTCTATCACGAATAGCTGGGTGTTTGTGTTTTACCTTAACTTTAAATCCAGCATTTTGTAAAATAGATAAATCAGTTCTACCACCAGCAGAAGTCTTACGTTGTTTAGAAGCTGGGTCAGGATATATAAATATTGGAATCTTCGTTCCATATCTATCTCTTAACTCTTGCACCATTTCATCAGTATTAGAGCCATAAATAATTACTTCATCAACAAAATAAACTTTATCCTTATCTAATTGTGCAACACAAGCTGACATAGGATCAACGTTAAAGTCCATTCCTATATGTAAAGGTTTTTCCCAATCTATTTGACGTTTAACAACATTATCAACAGGGTGGAAATTATAATAAACACTTCCAGCATAGTTTTCAAATGTACCCTCAAACTCTTGTCTAAAAGTTCTAATATCAATATCTTGTTTAGCTTGTTCTATTTCTTCTGATGTAACCATACCACCTTGAATAGTAGTATATTGGTAACTATCCCATTCATCATCTTGCTTACCTTTTAAATATAATTCATATGACCAATTTCCATAACCTTTAGGAGTTCCACAAAATAAGACTCTACCAAGTGTGTCGGCAACAGATGCTCTTAATACTTCAAACCATGCTCGTTTATCTATATCTGCAAATTCATCTAATATTAAAAAGTTTAATCCACTACCTCTTAAACTATCGTAATTATCAGCACCCTTTAATGAGATTGTACTATTAGATTTTCTAACTGTAATAGTCATTGTGGTTTCGTTAATATCTTCTATCCAATTAAATTGATTAAGCATTTCTTTTAAACTAGCCCATGCAATCTCTTTAGCCATTTTAAATGTTGGTGCTACATACCATATTTTTTGTTTAGGTTTAGATGCGTACTTCATCATCTCGGTTATACAAAGATAAGTTTTACCAAATCTACGACCACTTATAAGAACTCTAAATCTAGCTTCTGAATTACTTACTTTAAGCTGGGGTTTTGTCAGGGATATTTTCATTACAGAAATAAGTTATATATAGTTTATCCTTATTTATTTTTTCTTCCTGTTTTTGTGCATATTTGATAGTTAATTCACTTCCAGCTATAACACATTCAGACCATGTATTAAATTTATGATCTATGGTCATAGTATTATTACAAAATCCTGTAACTGCTGAACAAATACTAAAAGCTAATATAAACTTCATTAGCCTAATGGATTCTTACTAGATTCTTTTAACTCTTGTATCTCTAATTTTAATACTTCTATTTCTTTTTGCATTATAGCAATCTCTTTGTCTTGATCTATTATTGCAAATCCATTTGTTTCTATTCCTGATAAATCAGGTGCAGTTGCAGTTGATAATTGTTCTATTGTAGATTCCATTTTAGCAAACTTTGTAAATCCAGCACCAATAGATGCAATCAAACCTAGTATGACAACTATATTTGTTAAATTATCTTTTATATTCTTAACCATTTTTTAACTCCTGTAATTCTAAAAGTAATAGCCTTTTTTTAGACTTAATTTCATTTAGTGTTTTTATCTTAACTTCCATTATATCATTAGCAGTATATTCCACTAAATCAACATTAGCATATATAGACCTATTATCAAATATTTCGATTTGATTCAAATATATATCTTTAGGTTTATAAAATTCGGTATTATTATAAGCAGATAATGATACTTGGTCATTCTGCATAGCATCTAGTTTTATAATGTTTTTAATAGTTAAGTTTTTAGCACTATCTTTTATCTGTTCATCTACTTTAGCCATAATCTTGTCTATTTTAGGTTTCTTTGTTTTCTTCTTTGCTACCTTTGTTTTAATCTCTTTTTCAGGT